CTTGGTCATAAGCCTTTTTGCGAGCAGCAGCAACGGCAGCGCCTTGTTCTTTACTTCCAGTTCTAAATTTCTTGGCAGTTTCATTGGCAGCATCCTGCCCTGCCTTCATAGCCCTAGAAATGACTGTTGCTGGAATACCTGTGCTTGCTTGACCTGTTGAAACAGCAAGACCAGCCAAAGCACCAGCGAGCAAACCGACTAGACCAATAATTCTTACAATCGGGTTAGCATTTAGAACCGCATTGAAAATACTGAAAGCAGTCGAGGCAACACCAATACCAGCAGCAAGCGGGCCAAAAACCTTGATGTTCTCGCCAATGTAGTTAGCCAACTTGACAACACCATCAATGGCATCAGTTGTAAAATCTACAAACTCTTGAAGTTTTGCTTGACCTTCTGGAGATGCAAACCAGGCAGCAAAGTCATTTAGGGTTGGTAGAAGCGCCATACCAATCTGCTCTTGCATTTCGCCAAGAATAATGTTTATGCGCTGGAAAGGGTCATTGTTAGCAGCAGCAGCAGCCATGCCACCAAAGGCAAGTGCGGCATCCCTAGCAAAATCCTTAGAGCCTTTTAGGGCTGGGATAAGTCGGAACAAAGCGGTTGTTTGACCAGCAGCAGCCTTGCCAACAGCAACAGAAACCGAACCTAAGTCTTTACCAGTTCCAGCAGCAATGTCGGTAGATAGGGCTAGAAGGTCTTGAGCCTTGCCAACATCTCCAGTAGCTCGAACAAGGGAAGCAAGTGCTGGTCTTAGTTCATCATCAGCAACACTTGTTTCTAGCATCAAAGAATTGATGTAAGCCTCAGAAGCGGCAATAGCCTGATCAGTAGCACCTACTGTGTTGCGAAGTTGCTGAGCTAGAAGAGCCTGGCTCTTGACATCGGTAACAGCGGCTTTAGCAGACTCTTTCAGACCATTAGTAATAGCCGCAAGACCAACACCTAGACCAACAGCACCAAGAGTGTTTCTTAGCCCTTTGCCAAGTTTGTCAAATTCCCTAGAGGCCTTTTTGATTCCAGTTGCATCGAACTGGGTAGCAATTATCGCCTTGATAGAAGCAGCCATTATTTATTTAACCTTCTAGTAAAGTCATTCATTGTTCGCTCAATTACTCTGGCAACTTCTTGTCTAATTGCTGGCAACTTATCTTCCAAGTTCTTGTAAACAAAGCGAGAGGCTGGGCCATAGCGAGAGTTCAAAACATTTATCAAGTTCTGACCCTGACCATTGATTCGGCGGCGAACAATGTTGCCAGTTCTAGGATCTACAAACTTGCGAGTTTGAGTGTATTTACCAGCATTATTAGCTCGACCAGCCATGTCAGAAATCTCAAAACCATACTGCTTGCCAGAGCCTTCTGCCTTGATTGCTACAAGATTAGCAGTTGTCTTACCAAAGCCAGACCTAGCACTTGGAGTTATTTGAATTGAAACTTTAGGGCTGGTGTAACCTGAGCGACCATTGTTTGCCATACCGGAAAGCGGTGCAACCTTTGGTGAGTTGGACTTGATAGCCGAAACCGCTGGTTGAGTGATTTGGCGGATACTCTTTCGCATGTCATTGAGCATCTCTGGCTCGACCTTACGCATAAGTTTTATGGTTTCTTTCACACCATAGAACTTCACAATCTCATCAGCCATAGGTTCAATTCTACCTTAGAAGCGAAAAGCCCCCGATGCGTAGTCGGGGGTCTTTCTATTTACTCATCTGTTTATTGCGCCAAATCATATACCTGCCCATAGTCCAGAGCATTCGGTCTGACTCAGCCATCAAGACTGAGGGTGCAATACCAGTTTCAACAGCAAGGCTGGCGATATACCAATGACTTGATGTATCGCCAAGCCCAACTATTTTGGGTCTATCTCGCTCGCTCCAACAGATTCAACTGTTTCAGTCCAAGCATCAAAGTCCAGAGCGGTTGCTTTGGTGCGAGTTTCAGAAGCCCAAGCCAAGAAAAGAAGGTGAGTGATTCGCACTTCTTCCTGGATGCGACTTACAGAGATGTTGAACTTGTCCTCAAACTTTACAAGGTCACTTGCAGAGCAAGTAATCTCTTTTGAGTTGCCGTCGGTAAATAGGATGCGTAGGTTGATTTTCATTTTTTATCCTTATGCGGTAGCGCGAGATACAGCGCCTACTGTTGGGAAGGTCACATCAAAAGTAGCCAAGTCACCAACAGCACCATTGATAGGTGTGTATTGTGAAATTAGAACTACTGCTGAGTAAGCAGGGTTTGTAGCAGATACGGTAGCAGAGCTTGAGCGAATAGTTACAGTCGCTTCAGTTCCGATTAGTGGGTAAAGCAAAGCGTCTACTCCGCCAACACCAAAGTCCTGCTGGAAGTTTAGAGTTACAGAACCAGACTTTAGACCTGCTGCTACTTCACGCCATCCGGCGCTTCCTAGTGAGGTCTTGTCTACTTCTTCAACGGTGATCTCTAGAGATGCACCTGAAAGGGCTGATGATACATCCGCTGTGCCGATTGACACATAACGGCTAGTTACAACAGTTTTTGCCATTGTGATTTTCCTTTTGTTTAGTCTGCTTGCACAGCGATATCGAATTCCGCGGCAAGATAAGTGTTCTCACCGAGGGTGACTGAGCCGTAGTTTCTCATGCCTGTAACTATTGTATCAAAGACAACACCGCCGAGGGTTTTGTCTGCTTCAATGGCTACCCTAATGCTGCTTGCACCGGTTGGTGAACAATAGGCATCAAGACTGTTTTGGCTAGTGCGCTCTGACACTCGCCCGACCACTACCGTCACCGTGAAATTATAGGTTGATAGTGCGTTGTTGAAAGCTCGGTGGTATTCCACAGTTGTTGGTGCGACAATCGCATAAGGCGGATTAACATTGTCGGGAATGGTTGGCCCTGAGCGTAGACCGGTGATAGTTGCCAGTCTTGTCGAAAGGCCAGAACGGATAGCGGTAATGCTTGCCACTACGCGAACTTCACAATTCTGTAAGAGTCAACCAGTTGCGCAACATCTGGATCAAGGCGTGAGCCGACTCGAATAAAGCCGAGGTCTGGGCTTGAAAGAACACCAAGAGGTGAGTCTAGGCGCTTGAAAATTCTTGAGGACTGAATAATAGTTGCCTGCTTGATTGCGGTAGGAACAGAAGACCAACCCCAAGTGGCTGTGACCTTCACCAGAGCCTCGCCACCCCAAATCGGGTAGGTGTAGTCCCCAATGGCTCTAATAGCGTTATAAGGTACAGGAAGGCCGTCTACGCGCCCATTTAGAGGCTCTAGTTGGTAGTCATCTGCTTGCCAGATAACATCATAAGTTCCGTCTGCTGAAGTATCCGTTGCAATCTCGGTGATTGTGACAGCGTCATCAATGTTGGTTAGCCAGTCAGTATCAGCAACAAAATAGCGTGAGGCAGTTCCAGCGTTGTAGAAAGAGCGCGCACAATAAGCGTCCACCAGTCGAGAAGCCGACTCCACAGCCATCTCTAAAAGAGAATCATCAATGGTGTCAGTAATGCGAAGAGCAGCCTTGACCTCGGCTAAGGTTGCGTATCCGTTGGAGATTGCCATGAGTCTATTCTACCGCTCGAACCGCAACCGACTCTTTATGTCTGTCGAGCTAATGCCTTGAGTGTAGGGAATGTAGCAGAGGCCTATTCCTCGCTCATCTAGCCAGTCCTGGTCAAAGCCCATCTGAGAATAGTAGTCTCTTCTAGCCCAGTCCGAGCCGATGACAACCAGATCAGGTTTGGCTAACTCAATAGCCAGACAAGAATTAGCGCCACCAAGATTGGGAACAACATCATCAACATAGCGGCAAGACAAGAGAACAGACTTCCGTTCCTCATAGTTCATCACCAATCCTTTTCCTTTATAGGCCTTGATAAATTCATCTGTGTTTAGCGAAACAATAACCTCGCCATTTTCACCCGCTAGGGTTTTGCACCGCTCCAAGAAGCGAGCGTGGCCTGAGTGGAAAAGGTCAAAAGAGCCGCCTGTGTAAACTTTCAATCCCATCGGTTAGCCCTTCTAATTGCTAGATTCCAACCTTCGCTGTAATCCTCATTCCTTACTTTCCAGTCATAAAGCCATTGGTTGTTTCGGTAAGAGTTATTATTTGCTTGCTCAAACCCAGACTTCAGAGTGCTTGAGTTTTCATGGTGGACTTTAGCTTGAATAGTTTTCTTAGGCACACCAGCCTTATCTATGCGGCGCTCATAATCATTGTCATCAAAGTAGAGAGGATAAAAACGCTCATCATACAAGCCAACCTCATTGACCATTCTTTCGCCAAGAACAATTGCTGACCACTGAGGCACAATATCAAGAAAGTTTATCGCTTCAATGTCTACTTTTTTATCAATAATCTCCAAAGCACCAGGCTCAAACCAAGCGTCATCATTTACCAGTACCCAATAAGGCGCGTAAGGCGTGGACTTTACAATGAGATTCCAAGCGCCAACCAAACCGAGGCCAAAAGGCACTTGAATAAGCCACAGGTTTTTTACTAGTTCTGGCTTGCTAGGTTTCCAAGACTGAGTGCCAGAATTGTCAACAATAACCAAATGCTCAACTGGGTAATCAATCGAGGCCAGAAGGCGCTCGGCTAAGTCAAAGCGCTTGAGAGTGCAAAAGCCTAAGACTGGAATCATTTAGATTTAGCCAACAACCGGTCAATAGTAGGAAGCCAGTATTTAGTCCAAACAGTGTCCACATCAAATTGCTTAGCAAAGTCCATAGCAATCTTGCTAGGGCCTCTGTCAGCTTTATAGGCTTCCTCAAGGGCGTTCACAATGCTAGGAATGAGTGGCATAGTCCAGATGGCGTCTTGGCCTGCATCCCAACTTGGCTGGCCTTCAACAAGCCAAGAATCTTCACCAACAAGGTCAGGGGTAGCGGCCCAGTTAGATCCGATAACTCTAGTTCCACAAGCCTGAGCCTCAACAGTTGGAAGCCCAAAGCCTTCGCCTAGTCCTGGTGCAAGCAGGACATCCATAGCCGAATAAAGGGCCGCCAAATCCTCTTGGCTCATTCCATACTTGTAATCCACCATAGGCGGAAACATGACAGCCTCTTTAGGAATGTCAAAAGCCTGAAGCATCTTTATCAAGTTCCAGCCACCAGCAACTCCTAGAGGCTCGGTGTGCAGATATAAAACCGCATCGGGGTGTCGCTTGCGGAAAATAGCGAAAGCCAGCAAGTTCTCAGAAAAAGACTTGCGGTGCAAAAGCCCAGAGGATTTGTTAGCCGCATTCATGCCAACAACAAATTCATCGGTTAGGCCCATGTAAGCGCGGACATCTTCACCTTGAATTTTGGCAGTCGGCTTGAAAATCTTTGTGTCAATTCCGTGAGGAACATACTCGCACTCAATACCTTTGGCTTCCATAGCTCGGACACCATTTGGAGCCATCGCAATTGGGGTGACATTCTCTTTGCGAACCCATGCCTCAACACTTGGAGTTAGGCCAGCGTGGTCTACTGGAGTCCAAGAGCCGATGTTGATGTTATCCCAAGCCTTGCCCTTCAGAACCCAGACATCATAAAGAGTGATCAGCGCATCAGGCTGGTTAGGGTTTTTGGACTTCCAATGAGCGTGATGCATAGGAGCAACATCATTAGAGTAAGGATCTAGCCCGCGCGGGTAATGAGGGATTTCACCGTAAGGAGTTTTGTAAGTTCCCAGCGAACCCTCAAGGCCATAGTTAGAAGAAGCCGCAACATTAGCGCCGTCTCGCTTTAGGCGGTTTACAAGATACTCGGCTTGCTGGCCATAGCCAGTTGTTTGACCTGGTGAATTTGACCAGACTGTAAAAGTGCCTTTTATTTTCTTGCTTGCCAAGATGTCCCTTTCCGTAGGTATCTAAAGCGTAGCAAATAATCCAGACAAAGGTAAACCCCTGAGCCTACGCACCCAGGGGTCTACCAGTCTGAAATTACTCAGGGATTAGCTAGCGCCACCCTTGAAGTAACCAATGTGTGTAGCGTGGGTTAGGCCACCATCTAGACGCATAGTTCCACGGAATGTGGTTGTGTCTGAGTTGAAAGCGTAATCCGCTGAGGTAGCAACCTGGATTCCACCAGCAACGCGTACCTTGTATGAAGGTAGGTGACCGAATAGAACAGACTTTGCACCAGTTGCAACAGCAGCAACAGCAGGGTTCTCATAAACAGCGTAACCCAATAGAGTTGCAGCCTGACCAGGAACAGCAGAGTCAGTCCAGATGTAGTTGCCTGCACCGTCCTTCATCTTGCGAGCAGCAGCAATACCAGTCTTTGACATCTGGAAGCCTAGACCTGGAAGTACGCGAGCGCCATCGGCGATTCCGTAAACAAGGTCAACTAGGTTCTCATAGGTTGCAGCGCCTGATACACCAGTTCCACCAGTTACAACAGAACCAGCAGAGGTAGCAACACCAGTAGGCTGAACAGTTCCAGTACCAGTGGTTAGCAAGGCGTTAGCCTGGAAACCAAGTGACTGACCTAGCTGCTCAGCGATGTAAGCGTTGATGTCGAAGCCAGCGTCAGCAATCAATTCATTAGAAATTGAAACCAAAGCGCCAATCTTGAACGCACCTAGTGAAAGGCTTGAGAAGGTTGGGTTTGACTCTGAGATTGCTGAGCCTGCTGAAGTAACAGCAGCGGTTGAATATGCTGTGGTAGTTGGAATTACCAAAGTTTCTCCGCTGGCGGTGTTTATTACCTCAGAAGTGGTTAGCATTGGGCCGATTAGGCGAGCAACACCAAATACCTGGTCATAGAAAGACTGACCAACAGTGTTTGCTGAAGGCACAAGAGCAGCGCGAGCTTCGCGGTTGAACTCATGTGAGCGAACTTCACCGCGAGCAATTGCGCGGATTAGATCAGCATCGGTTGATGGAGCAGTTGCAGGAGTGAAAGAAGCAGCAGCCTCAGTTGCCTGAGCTGAGCGCTCTTCAACACGCTTTGCAGTTTCGATTGAAGCGTCACGCTGAGCAATGTCAGCCTCTAGGCGCTCAATCTTGGTTAGTTCTTCAGCTGAAAGTCCGCGAGCCTCTGATGAAGCAAAGTCAATAACTTCACGCATCTGAGCAACTAGGTTGTTGCGAACCTCTGCCTGTGACTTGATGAAGTCAGACATAGATTTTTCCTTTGATTGAATGAATTGGGATTCTGCCGAGCAAACTCAGAACAGACTAGAGGCCGAGCAAACTCAGAACCTGTATCAATTCTACAAGGAGTCTGTAAATGGAATGAGAAACCCCCGACTGGAAAGGGGGTCAGTCGGGGGTCTTATCTCGCTCGAAAGGTATTAGCGAGTTTCTTTTACTTCAGCCACTCGAGTTTCGGTAACTGGAGTAAAGCCTTTAGCTTCTTTAGTAGGAGCGTCTAGCAAGTCTAGCAGTTCTTTTATTGCACCAGTAGTCGGATCACCTGATACTTCTTTTACAACCTTGATTGCTGTCGCAATTTCATCTTTAGTTGGCATTAGATTCCCATCATTAGTAGAGCCAGTTTTTTCTGCTTCAGGGCAAGAATGTCACCCTCAACTTCTTCAACCTCTGGGGTCTTTGTAAGTTTGCTAATCACATCTGCAACTAGAGCGCCCTGTTCTGGTTCAAGTTCTTCGCCTGACTCAATTTTTAGTAGCGCATCTGCAAGAGCGTCCGCTGAAATGGTATCGCCTGAGCGAACACTAACAGTTCCCTCAGTTGAGGTGTAGGCCGGTGTGCTGACAAGGCTTACCTCATAGAGCGTTACATCTTCTAGGTAGCGAGTCTGTCCGTCTTTGCTCCAAGAGTCGCGCTTGACCGAGAAACCAAAGCTCATGGAGTCAATAACACCAGTGCGAACTAACTCAGTAATGTCGCGTCCAAGTGTTGTATCTGGCAAGGTTGCAGTCACTCTTAGACCAATGTTGTCCTCAGTCAGTTGTAGTGATCCGTTGCGGGTTGAGGCCAGAGGGTTTGAGGTGTCATGATTCCACAGCAACATCATGCGGTTGCGTGACTGAAGAGAGCGCTTGAAAGCACCAGGCTTGACATACTCAATAAATGGTAAAGGCTGGCTTGGCTGGTTGAAGACAGAAGCATAGCCAGTAAAAGTTCGGCCATCGCCCTCAGCTCGCATCTCAATGTGATTGGTGCGAACCTCATTCTTGCCTAGTGCGCGAGCCTCATCTGTGCCTTCAATTTTAGCCTTTATAGCATAAGCAGCCTTTAGCCACTTAGCGCGAGCTTCATCCATTACAGGTTCGGTCATTCTTTCACTTTCTTGTTCTGCTCTAATCCTAGCAACAACAGATTCCGCGTAGTTTAGTGTTCTTTGAGCGGCTTGTTTTGATGGGCCTGAACCCCAAAGAAGATGTGCAACAACTCCAGCACTCGGATAGTTGTCTGAGGCTGGGTCTGCATCTGGGGAGTCTAAGTCTCCGAGGTGGCGAGCAATCCAAGCGGCGATGCGAATCCACTTGTCATCGCTAACTGTTCCTTCGGCCATGTCGCGGGCTTCTCGAATTGTGCGCTCTACTAACCCATCGCCACCAAGACCATCGCTATAATACTCAAGGCCTCGGCGAGCTGCTGCCCTCATGTAAGCAGGTGCTTCCTGATTGATTGCTCTGTCTTCTTCTAGGTCTGGCTGGCTAGGCTCATCCATAGACTCATCTGGTTGCTCAATGTGTTCTACTTCTTCGGCAACAAGTTCTGGTCGCTGGATGCGCTCTAACTTGAAAACATTTAGGATCATCATCTTGTCAGTTGAGTGGAAAATTCCATCCTCAAACTCATAAAGGCGGATAACTGCATACTCGCCTTGAACCATAACAATCTCGGCAAGAATTTTAGGGTCTAGAACATTCCAAGAAACATAATCGCCAACAAAGAGCGAGTCAATTGCTGCTCGCTCACCCTCAAAAGGTTCATCATCTGAGATAGAGATAGCGACTGCCTGATCTATGGCAGATTCTTTTGTTGTGTGGCAACCGTAGTATCCGTCACCGTCATCTACAACAGCCCAGCTTGAGCATTCAGGATTTTTATCTGTAATGAAATATGGCATTTATACCTGCTTTAGATAACTTATTTGGTGACCTTCTTGTGTGGATACTACCCAGACAGCATCAAGAGGGTAGAGTTCTAGCTCTATTGAGTCAAGTTTTATGAGTGCTAAACCATTAGTAGTTGTGACATCAGGCCCACCAATAAACAAAGTGGCACTATTGTCCATATTGTGAATGTGCATCCTAAAACTACTATTGCTTGTTCCATCAATTTGAACTGCAACAGTTCCAACAGATACTTGACCAGTTGTAATAGCCATTAGACTCCGTAAACCGATTCGGGATTCGCTGGGTCAATAGTATTAACTGCCTGAAGCTGAGTGCTAGGAACTCCGGTGTGCGGAATAACTGGCAAGCCGAACGCCTTTAGGGTTGCTTCTGGGTCAAAGCCAACCTGAATCAGAGCCTTGACCATATTGGTCTTCTCATTCTCAGCAACTAGGCCCGTGTCAGTTAGCGCAATGTTGGCTAGAGGAACTCGGTATTGATCGCCAGCCTCAGTTGGACTCATGTCTTCTAGGCGGCGAACATCATTGACAGACATAAAGCCAGACTGCAATCCAGTTGCATAAGCAGAGATTCGAGAGTTGAAGTCACCGCGCAATAGCCCGTTGGTGTTGAAAGCTAGGAAAGCCTCAACTGGTAGCAAGCGAGAGTAAGCCCACTCAAGTTTCTCAATGTATGGGCGAAGAGTGTGAGTCACAAATTGTATGGCGTTCTGTTCCGTACTCGCGTAACTTTGGGCGCCTGGAACACCCATCATGCTCAGAGGGATGTTGAAAGCGCGAGCAATTTCTTCAACAGAGAAACGGCGTGACTCTAAGAACTGGGCAGCGTCATTCGGAACGGTTGTCTGCTTGTAAGTTGCTCCACCTGATAGCACGCCAGTTTTGTGTGCGCGGCGGAAGCCTCGGTGCGCTGAGTCGAAGCCATCGCGAAGTTGCTTAGCTTGCTCAGGGGTTAGGTTTCCAGGGAACTCGATAATGCCCTGAGTGGTTGCACCTGTTCCAAAGAAGCGAGCAGCAAAAGACTGCATTGCGCTAGAAAGGCCAAGTGCTTCCTTTAGGCGCTCAACTCGGCTTAGACCGGTCAGGCTACCTGGCTGAATAAGGTCAGTGATGTGAACAATGTCTTCAGAGGTAAGAGCTTTATCTTCGCTGTCAATGGTGAAAATCTTGCGACCCAAAGCCGAGCGAGATACTTGGACAGTCTGTGGATCAAGGCAGACAAGGTTTACAATATCGCCGTTGCCATTGCGGAATACGCGAGTGTAAGAGTTGCCGTTTACTAGAAGGCTAACCAAGACTTGCTGGTAGTGAGCCTGACGGGTCATGTCCACATCTGGCTGATCTACCCATGCAGGGCGTGGGCGGTAAGGGCGGCGGTTTCCGTCTTGGCGAATGAATGAATCCACTGGCAGGGTTGCGATTGTGTCGCTGATTAGGCTAACCGCTGACCAGAAAGCAACAACCTCAAAGGCTGTGTTCTGGTTAATGTTCACGCCAGAAGGGTTCACAATCTCGGTGTCGAAGCCAGCGCCCCAAACAGTCTGAAAAGAAATTGCTCTGTCTTCTTTTCTGAAGAAATCAAAAATGCCAGCCATTAGCCCTGCCTATGCGAAAAATTGCGGTACAACCTGTTCTTCCATTCTACCGCTTGCGCGGTCATACGCCATCATTAGGGCGATAGCATTGTCAACCTTTAGTTTAGGTTGGCGGAAGTCTTTTGTTATGCGAGCGCCTCGGTTGTCGACCTTGAGAATACAGTTGTCAAGGTGGCGGCTCATTGCTGGTGATCCGTCATGGACTAAAGCACCGGACATAATGGCGTCAAAGAGCTTGGCGGTTGCTGGAATAGTGCGCTCGGTAGAGTTTCGGTAAGCGACAACTGGCAGGCCAGCAGCGTTCCAATCCCAAAGCTCATCTTCCCAGTAGGAAGGGTCACAGGCTAGTTCTCTCATCTTTGGGAATTGGGAATAAAAGTCCAGAATGAACTTGCTAACTTCATACTTGTCTACTCGCCAAGAGTCATCATCGAGAGTAAAGTCTTTTTCCCATGACTTGATGTGCTTTACCCTAAAAGGCTGGCCTTCTTCTTTCGGAAGCAACACTGCTACAAGCGCTGTGCTGTCATTCTTCCAAGAGCCGTCAAAGCCAACAATGTATTCATCTTCAGCGGTCATCTCAAAGTCATCTTGCAACTTATCCCACGCGCCAGCGGGAAGCCAAGCGGTCTTAGTATTTACCCACTGGTTTAGGCGCTTAGTTCGGAACTCAGATTCAGGAGTGCGCCGAACAGCAGAAGCAAAGTCAGACTCAGCAACAAGGTCATCAAAGCCAGGGTTAGCCATTCGCCAGGTTTCAGGCAATCGGTGATCGGCTTCAGCAGGCGCTTCCCACCATGCCATAAAGAAAGAAGGGTCTTGAATTTCGCCGTTGATGATTCTTTTACCGTCTTGATAAAGTTTGTAAGCAATCGAGTCTTCTCCAGTTATGTCGGTTTTGACACCAGCGGTTGTGATGGCTACTAATTGGGCTAGGCTTCCTCGGTTTCCCATCGCAAGGCTAAACACATCATAAAGGTCGCGGGTTCGGTGAGCGTGTAGCTCATCAAGGATTATGCGGTGCGGGTTAGCACCTTCTTTTGAATAGGCCTCGGCTGAAACAACTTTTAGAACAGAGTTGGTGCTTGGAACATAAATTGAGTCGCGGTAAACCTGCACCAATTCGCTCAGTTCGCTGGTTTCCACCATGCGCTTAGCCTCGCCAAAAACAATGCGGGCCTGCTCCTTTTCAGCCGCGGCAACAATAACCTCACCACCCTGCACGCCCTCAGCCAGTAAAGAGTAGAGAGCAATGGCAGCAGAAGAAAGCGCCGACTTGCCATTCTTTCTAGGC